ACACTTTCTAAATATCTTCAAAGTGAAGCTGGTGGAAAGCTTCGTATTATTAATTTTCCATCTGAAAACATGGCGATTGTGCGTTATGTAAAAGGGCAGTCGGATATGACCCGCGAGCATGTTCGTCTTTTCCGTTCTGTTGTTTGGAATACGCAAACGAATCGTCCTGTTTGTGTTGCTCCTGTGAAAGCAGAACCAACAAATGTACGCCCACCTGAAAAAGGAAAGTTCTGGGTTTCTGAATTTGTTGATGGGGTTATGATCAATATCTTTCGGAATGGCGATGCAGCCCCACAAATTGCAACACGAACCAATTTGGGTGGCAACAACTCCTTTTACACAAACAAGTCCTTTGCTGAAATGTTTCGCGAAGCAACTCCAGATGATATTTCTTGGAAAGATATTCTTCATCCCAATAGTTTTGTAAGCTGTGTCCTTCAACATCCAGACCATAAGGTTGTTACACAGATAAGAGCTCCAAGAATTGTCGTTACACATTCTGGTTCAGTAGATGCAAATGGTAATGTAACTATCCTTGTAACTCCTCAATCAAGTCTTCGTGGATTGGCTCCTTTCCATTTTTCAAATTATAATGTTACAGTATCTCCAAATTTCCGTTCTTTTAAAGTAAAAGGGCATATTGTACAAGATTTGAATTCTTATCATCGTTATCGTTTTATGAATGAAGATTATGAAAAGGTTCGTAGTCTTCGTGGTGCTGAATCCGATTCTGTACATCGTTTTATGCGTCTTCGTAAAGATGGAAATATCAAGGAGTATCTCCAATATTTCAGAGATGAGTCACAGGAGTTGTGGGACTATGAGCAAGAACTTCGTGAAAAAACCCATAAACTTTATGAAGCATATTGTGAAGTCAATAAAACTAAAACGAAAACCATGAAAGATATTCCTATTCCCTTTCGCACTCCTGTTTATAAACTTCAAGGCCAGTACCTAGCTTCTCTTCCCAAACCGGAAGAAAAAGACAAACAACCTGTGCCAGTTCGTAAAGAAACGGTTGTTGCTTTTGTGAATGCATTAACTGTTGAAGAACAAGCAGGTATTATGAGAGCGTAAGTTGTTTTTTAGACCCCTTACTATAATATTTAATGTTCTCCAGATATTCTGGAGAACATTACCTCAGAACTCAGCCGTTGGATAAATACTTAAAACCTACGAATACTATATGATAGTAAGATGACACAAAGAACTAACGTTGCTATCGGAATTGATTTGGGAACTACTTACAGTTGCCTAGGTGTTTGGCAAAACGGCCGTGTAGAAATCATTGCGAATGATCAAGGCAATCGTACAACTCCATCTTATGTTGGTTTTACGAGTGAAGATCGTTTGATTGGTGATGCAGCCAAAGCACAAGCTGCAGCCAACCCCTCTAACACAGTTTTTGATGCGAAACGCTTGATTGGTCGTAAATTTAATGACCCTGTTGTACAAGCAGATATCAAACATTGGCCTTTTAAGGTGTTAGAGGGAAGTGGTGGTAAACCTAAGATTGAAATTGAATGGAAAGGAGAAAAACAACAGTTCCTACCTGAAGAAATCTCTGCGGCTGTTTTGACAAAAATGAAACTTACTGCAGAAGCATATTTGGGTCAAAGTGTAAAAGATGCAGTAATTACTGTTCCTGCTTATTTCAATGATTCCCAGCGCCAAGCTACAAAAGATGCGGGTGCTATTGCTGGTTTGAATGTCTTGCGTATTATTAATGAACCTACTGCAGCTGCGCTTGCTTATGGGTTGGACCGTGTGAATGAAAAAGGGGAAAAGAATATTCTTGTCTTTGACTGCGGCGGTGGTACTCACGATGTAAGTATTTTAACTTTGGATGAAGGTGTGTTTGAAGTAAAAGCAACAGGTGGTGATGGGCATTTGGGTGGTGAAGATTTTGATAATATGCTTGTACAACACTGTATTGATGAATTCAAACGCAAACAAAAGATTGATATTACAAATAATAATCGTGCTCTTCGTCGACTACGCACGATGTGTGAACGAGCCAAACGCACGCTTTCTACAGCTACGCAAGCATCTATTGAAGTAGATGGTCTTGCAGAAGGTGCAGATTTTCAAATGACAATTACAAGAGCAAAGTTTGAAAGTTTATGTGAAAGTTTGTTCCGCCGTACCATTGCACCTATTGACCGTTGTTTGTCTGATGCGAAAATTTCTAAAGACCAAATTCATGAAATTGTTATGGTAGGTGGTAGTTCTCGTATTCCTAAAATTCGTGAATTACTCACCTCTTACTTTAATGGTAAGAAACTTAACGACTCTGTTCATCCTGATGAAGCAGTTGCATATGGTGCTGCTGTACAAGCACATATTTTGACGGGCGGTTCTGAAAAAGTGGAATCTGTTATTCTATTGGATGTTGCTCCTCTTTCACTTGGTTTGGAAACAGCAGGTGGTGTGATGACACCGCTTATCAAACGCAATACTGCAATTCCTAAAAAAGCAACACAAACTTTCAGTACTTATGCAGATAACCAATCAGGTGTATTGATTCAAGTGTTTGAAGGTGAACGCGCGATGACGAGAGATAATAATTTGTTGGGTAAATTTCATTTGGAAGGAATTCCTCCTATGCCTCGTGGTATTCCTCAAATTGAAGTTATCTTTGATGTTGATGCAAATGGTATTTTGAATGTTTCTGCTGCAGAGAAATCCACAGGTAAATCCAATAAAATTACGATTACCAATGAAAAAGGGCGTTTGAGCCGTGAAGAAGTCGAACGACTTGTTGAAGAAGCGGCGAAGCATGAAGCTGAAGATAAAGCAAAAATGGCAAAGATTGAAGCACGCAATCAACTTGAAAGTTATTTGTATAATGCGCGCAACTCACTCCAAGAAGAAAAAGTAAAAGAGAAGTTGGGTGCTGAAGCCGAATCTGCTCTTGAAGAAATTCAACAAGGAATTACTTGGCTAGATAATAATTCTGAGTGTGAAAAAGAAGAATACGAAGAAAAGCAAAAGGAGGTTGAGAATAAAATAAAACCAGTCCTCATGAAACTCTATCAAGATGCAGCGCAAGATTTTAAAGCAAATGGTGGAGATTCTGAATCAACTGCCCCTCATGTGGAAGAAGTTGATTAAAATCAACATCTAACCTTACGATGTAGGAAGAAGTTGATTAAAATCAACATCTAACCTTACGATGTAGGAAGAAGTTGATTAAAATCAACATCTAACCTTACGATGTAGGAAGAAGTTGATTAAAAAACCCTTTTACATTTTCTTTTTCAAGTTTATATACAAACCTGTCATAAGAGCTGCATAACTAAGTAAACCAAGAATATAATACTTATTAACAGCTCGTAAATTATTATCGTCCATTTCATTTGGAACATTACAGATACGACAACCACCAAGTTGAATATCAGATTTACTTCCCAAAGTAGCAAGTTTCAATTCTTTATGAAAAACAATTTTACATAATCCTAACTTCATTTTCATGTTGGCATATCTGTCCACATGCATTTGAATCGGAAAAGCATCTGCTAAAAGTTTTGCAGCACCATCACGGCTAATTATATAAGCGCTAAAACTATAAAAATCATTTGGTGCTAGCCAGTGTGGTGTAAGAGGCTTGCTTTTTTTATCCATTAAACTGTAATTGAGTAACCAAATATCAAAAGGTTTTTTAAATTCACTTAAATCTTTTGAACAGTGTTCAATATACTCTGGTAGATTAGGAGGAACAAAAGCATCATCTTCAAAAACTAAACAATACTCTTTTTCAGGATAACGTTCTAAAAAAACTTTCCAAATACCTGTATGACTCATTGTTGCACCAACAGCACCTATTGTATCAATTTCATCATGACTTCTGCGGGTTTTGTTTAAAATATTATATTTACTTGCTAAACTTATTTTTTCATTGTCTAATAAATCAATTGTTTGACCATCAACACCTGAAAAGCGTTGTATATTTGGTAGTTCTTGAACTCCAGGCTGTGTATTAAATTTTCTCCAGCGATCTGGACGACGGTCCAGATTGATGCAAAAAATTGGTATATCAGTGATTTGAATCGACATCTATCAAATCTACTTCTTTTTTTGAATGCTCATTTTTGATTCACGATGAGCATCCCATACAGTCTTTTCACCACCATTTTCACGCATCAATATTTCTGTTTCACCTGCTGTCATTGATGTGAATTGAACAAACCATTTCGCAAACATCTCTCCACATCCTTTTGCAGCTTCTGCAAGTGTTTTGCGAACAAATTCAACTTTACCATCTTTAACTCCCATACTCATCTTCATTTCATCTCGGAGAGGGTGAGGAATACAATACCCAACAAAAGTAAGATTTTCATCTTGTTCAACTTTATTATCTGTAATCCATATTTGTAGCATATTTCCAAGTGTATGATCTTCACCTTGAAAGAAGATATCAAATCCTTTCATTGTTTTATCCGTTGGACGAATTTCAATATTATCTGGAAGATCACCAGAATCAAGTCCTTGGTATTTTTCACATAGCGCAATCATACTTTGAAGAGATCTTGCTACAATCATATACACATTCATAGACCCAACAGATTCAACTGTAAAGTTAAAACTATAAGGTTCTCCTTCTGCATCAACCAAGAAACAGCGTTGAATTTCCAAACTACGAAATTCATTTTCGAGTCGTTGTTTGCGTGAAGTATCCTTTTCAAGATCTTTTGGGTCAACTTTTTTATGCTCACGCAACCATTCAATCCAAAATGCATTCACTCGTTTTTCATCAGTATCCAATGTATTTCCATAAGAACATTGTGAAGTAGGATTAAAACGAGTATGCTCACGCCCAATACCAAGTGATGCAAAAGCATCTAAATGAACTTCTTCAGGAGGTTGTCCTTCAACAAGTGGCTTCAATACAGCAATCAAACAAGTTTCAGCAGTGACAGGGTCAGGATGAAAGAAGTCTGTATTTGGAACTTTTACTCGTTCTTCAGCACCTTCTTTCAAAAGCAAACATTCAAAATCAGAAGCAGTTACATACCGGAATTCATCTGTTTCATTCTTGACATGCAAATGGAAGAGAACAGAATCCTTGTCCCATTCATTCACAACCCCCTTTGGCATCGCAATAGGAAGCAACCCAATACGGTCTGCAAGCATTTCATTTGACATAGGTGTACTGTTTTTATAAATTTTCACATCAGTTGTTGCACCATCATCTTTCATATCTGCACGAAATCCAAGACAAGGAACCTCACTTTGAATAGCACGACGCAAAGTATTTGCATATTGGTACTTTGTGGGAGAGAGTGTAAAAGAGATGGTACGATTATCAATTCGTTGTAGCTTGGAAAATACAGGTGTGGACATTTTTTGCTACTTATCTAATGAAGAAAGTTGGAATCAATTTTTTAAAGTTGACCGAGTCAATTAATGTTTTCCAGAATATCTGGAAAACATTAATTACTATAGTAAGGAGTTTCCAAAATATCGTTTTAACAATATTTTGGAAACCCTTAGAGTCAACTTTAAAAAAACGAATGAGACTATTTTTTTTGTGCGCTCATTAACGCCACCAATCAAACACCCTGTAACATAGAAATGGCGAAGCATATTTGCTTCTATAGCAATAAGGATAAGTGGTCTGCTGCTTTTCTTGAAGAATTGAAGAAAACCCCATGGGTTTCTGAATTTCGTTTTGTATGTGTTGACCCAGGTGCACAACGCCCACAGCTTCCCTCTTGGTTGAAGCAAGTTCCGACATTAGTTATTCATGGACTGCCCGAACCATTAGTGGATACACAAGTTATGAATTGGCTCTATGAACGAAAGTTAAGGGAAATGCCACGCACTTCATCAGAATCAACTGCTTCGCCTGTTGTAAGTGGCGAGCCAATGTCTTGGAATGAAAATGAATTGGGAGGATTTGGAAATGCAGGATATAGTTATATTGATTCTGATACTTCAACGGGTGGAGATGGAGGCACAACGATTCCTGGTGCATTTAGTTTTTTAAATGGTGGAGCAAGTCCCGGCGATCGTTCAAGTGAACATTCTCTTCAAGGACAAGTTACAACACAATCAAATCGTAGTAAAAAGGAACAAATGTTTGATAAACAAATGGAAATGTATAAACAACAACGAGATACTGGAATTCAGATGGGGCCAAAACGGCAGTAAATCTAAAGAGAACCCTCTTTTACATATAAGTAAGATGTCATCGCCACTTGGTATTTTTAATACCAGATTGATTGGTTTCTTTGAAGATCTTCAAGCAACTTTCCCTGAAGAAAGAGATATTAAACTAGGCCTCGAAGCTATTCAAGGTGCTAAAAAGATTAATCCAAAACTTATTTTGGATTTATTTCGTGAAAATGTTGCAAAACCTTTACGCGATGATATTTTGAAAGAAGATGAAGATAAAGTAATTGCATATGCCAAAATGGTTATTGCATCACAATACAATGAAATGTCACCAGCACTCATGATTTTTGATAAACACTGGCATAATATGTCAGAAGGAAATCGTGATGCTATTTGGAAGCATTTGAAGGTATTAGTATTGCTTAGTGAAAAAATCTAATTAAAAATAGAAGATGGCAAGGGCAGGTGTAGCAATAGCCATTCAGTTGGGAGGGGTTCGGCATATATTGGTGGGTGCAGAAGGGCGTAATGTAAATGAAATGATTGATGGAAAATTTGGTATAAAACCAGTAGGGTTCACATCACTCGAAAAGTGGAAAGTTCAACAACAATATGAAAGAGTTCCTGTTAGTTTATCAAAAACACGGATAGATGCCATAAAATCTTTTAAATCAAATCTTACAACATTTCAAGGAAAATATGATATTTTTTTTGAACAATATATTGGATTCTTACCAAATAAATTTCAGATAAGTCAGATTAGTCAAAAGAACTCTGCTGGTATTGATAAATGGACAACAACTATTAAATTTCCTATGTATAAACCAGGTCCAGATTTAACAAAAGGAGTTCCAAGTCATAAAATAATAAACTACACAATTCCAAAAGGTGGACTTGATAGTGATACTCCAATACAAGGTGCAATTCGTGAGCTTATAGAAGAAACTGGCTTTTGTCCTGATGTATCAAGACTACAAAATATATATAAACGTAAAAAAAATACAATATATTATTATGAACCAACTCAATCTGAATATGAGCAAATTCAGGACACAATTTATATGATGCAACTTTTTGGATATGGAGAACTGTTTGATTTAAAATGGATTCCTATTCCCTCTCCACCTTATACTATTACAAGTCCTATTGGAACAATTCATACTTTAAATGATTTTTCAGAGTTTGGAATTAAAGCATTACCTCCACATACAAGTTCAGATTTAGTAAAGTATACAGGAATAAATACGAATAAGCATATAAATATACTAAATGGATTTATAGCAATACAAGGAATAGGAAGTGTTCTATCAATAAAAAATGCATTAGAAACAATTATTACAATTTTATCTTTAATACCTCCTTCACCTTCACCTTCACCTTCACCTTCACCTTCACCTCCTCTTATAGTACATCCGTTTTTATCTAAAAAACTAGTAAAAAGTAAATATGTGAAAACAAAAAGAAGAACTAAATATAAAACAAAAAGAAAAAGTAAAACCAAACGCAAAATAAGACATAGATGGAAATAACGCAGGCGTAAAGAATTCAACCCTAACTTTGCTAGACTTCATAGAATGAGTTCCAGCAAGGATGTATTTCAAACAAAGTATGAAGAATTTTCCCGCGACCTTTTAGCAACTTGCCCTGAACTATCAACACAGATAGCCTTTGCATTATCACAAACTTCTGATGATCGTAAATTAATGTTCAAAACACAAGTTCTTCCCTCTTGCTCTCCTGGCAGAGATGCAAAAGAATGTCCTGCTTTTGTTTTACCCGGTGTTTCTATGTCCAAAGAAATTTGGGATACCTTATCTGAAAAGAGTCAAAAAGCTATTCAAGAATATTTAACTGTTCTTTCTTTTTGTTTGTTGGTGGAATCCGGCTCAACGACTGATTTATCTGGGAATGGTTGGACAGAAGATTTGGCAAAGAAAATGATGGAAGATATGAAAGAAAAAGTAAAAGGGGTTGATTTTGCCTCTTTAACAGATAAATTTGCCAAGTTTTTTGGTTCTGCAAGCAATATTCCCCAAATTCCCGAAAAGTTTTTAAAAGGACAAATTGCAAAACTTGCTGAAGAGATTGTCAAAGAATTTAAGGTGGAAGACTTTGGTATTGACCCTAAAGTGATGGAAGCTGCAGGAAATGACCCTTCTAAAGCTTTACAAATGATTTCAGAAGTTTTTATGAAGAATCCAGCAGCATTTCAAAATACAATGTTGAAGCTCACTAAAAAACTTCAACAAAAAGTTCAATCAGGTTCTCTCAGACCTCAAGAACTTGTGGCAGAAGCTGAAGAATTGATGAAGACATTTAGTGAAAATCCTCAATTTGTGGAAATGATGGAAAGCTTCCGTCAAGCCTTTGGTATGGCTGGTCATGAAGATGAACTCCGTGCTTCAGGTCAAGATGGTAGTGCCCGTTTATCACTTGTTCAACAACGCCTCCGCAAAAAGTTGGAAGCAAGAAAAGCTGCAGCTTCAAATGCAAAAGGGCGTTAGGGTAGATAGGCATGTCGGCTAATATCGAATTATGTCATCCCTATGCATGGGAAGATCCTAGATACCTTTTTCGTTCAATTTGGCTTCCGAGTCAAAAATCCGCTTGTGCAAGTGAATATATAAATCAAATTCTTTTTGTATATTTATTTGCTCTTCTAACAGGTTTACTTGCAACAGCATTTACAGGTGTTGGTTCTGCACCTTTACTTGCAGGAGCGGCAGCTAGTTTGTATCTTTTACCCACCTTTGGGAAGTTAAAGGAGGTTTATCATTTTCGCAAAGAAGCAACTGATGCATCAGGAGAAGGATTTACAAATCCTTTGAAACCAATGGAATATAATAATACCGGTGTTCCAGGTATGGAATCAACTTTATCTTTTCAAGATGAAACAACACCAAATATAAGAAATCCCTTTTACAATATTACAATTGATGAATATCCAACAATGCAAGCAAATCGCCCGGCAAGTGAAAGACTAAAAGCTCCCGATATTACATCAGTAAACTCAAAAATAGCTCTTGATGATTTATTCCGTGTTCAATGGTTTAGTGATCCAACGGATGTTTGGGGTAAAACACAAAGCCAACGCATATTTATAAGTCAACCTTCAACAACCATTCCGAATGACCAAGATAGTTATCAAAAATGGCTCTATAAGATTCCTGGCAAGACTTGCAAAGAAGGTAATGCAGAAGCTTGTTATGGTGGAACTGAAGGTGCTCTATTACCTTGGTTAAATTTTTAAGGGTTGTGTTTTGAGAACAGGATTTTTACCACAACGAAATTTTTTAAGAGTTTTTCCTCTTCTTTGTAATACACTTTTTACACAAATGGCAATTGCTGCTTTTTCTTTACGATCAGCAAGTTTCATTTTACGAGTTCCTTTTTGCTTACGAAGATGAACAGAAGAACGAACTTTTTTAATACATGAGCAAAAGGATTGTGCTTGGGTCATTCTATTGAGTAACTCTTTTTTTCTTCTTGACCCACTAGAAGACGAGATGGACATTAATCGTTTAACACATACCCGTGATGATGCTTGTGGTATCTCTTCCTATTACTCCCAAAGTTTAGGACCTGGTCAATATAACTTAACAAACTTAGTTCCCGACGCACGTAAAGTGAATCCTCTTTCTATTCCTAATCTTTTAGTCTATCCACGCGAAGGTTTCGGAACGAATAACAAAGAAATTGATGCTGAATCTGTTTTAAAAAATCAACCTGAATTCAAAAATAATCGTTGCATGATTCGCCAACAAGCTCGTCCCTTCTTAACAGTTCCTTATATGGGAACTGGCCGTGGTAACTCTGATGTTGAGTCTATGCTTCTCCATCCTGAACAAGTTCGTCAAGGCAAAGAATGTGGTACTGTTACGGAACAAAGTTTTGATGGTGTTTTTGAACCTTTAATCAAAAGTGTTCGTGAAAATATTCAAAACCCAGAACATTTAGTACAAGAAGTTGCAGCGAATGGCTGGATTCGCGGTGGCTTACCATCTCGTGCATATGTTCGTGATTTAAATTGCTAAATATCATAAAGTTATTTATTTCTGGAGTAAAAGAGGTATTGAAAATGTGTATTTGGAATTACATTTGTGTAACCAGGTAAGTTAAAATTACGCATTTCTTCAAAACTATTTATTACATTAGCTTTGTCAATTGGTTGTTCTTCTTTTGCATTTGCATCATTATAAAAAACCCAATTCTCTGAACTACCACAACGAACAAAAACAACATAATGATAACCACCTGTATGAACGATTACTGCATCTAAACTATATTCTGTTGTTTTACCATCAATTGGTAAAACAATTGTCTCTAAAAAATTTGAAGGTATTATACTGTTTTTTTCTCCTTGGCGATTTATAATAAGTGTATATGTATTTTGAAAACTAGATTTTTCATCATTTAATAAATTTAAATCAAATAAAGATATTTCATTTGCTAATTTTGCATAATAACTATTCTCGGGTTTCCCGTTTTTTTGAACAGTTTCAAATGAAGAAAATTTTAAAACTCCATTAAAAAAATTTCCAGGATCATCTCCTTGGGTTGTTTCAATATCAAATGTTACTTTACCTTTTTCTTTTTCTATAATACTTCCATTCGTTAATAAATCTGATATATTTAATTTAAATTTAATGACAAAATCAGTTTCATTTAATTTAATTGTTTTTTGAACTTCTGCATTATTTGTATTATATGCATCAAATTCTTTTGTTTTTTCAAGCGTATATATTGTTTGTTCACTTTGTGGTGGCTTCGATTCTTCAATTAAAATACCAGAAATATCCTTTAACACAATAAATTTTGATTTTGTAACAAGATTAAAAATATCTTTTATTCCTTCATTTGTACGAAAATCATCAACTTTTTCTCTTAGTTTAGTTAATGGAGTTTTATTTGTAAAATGTTCATACAATGATTTCATAAGTGTAAAAGGTGGAGTTTCGTATGTTGCAAAGAAAGTCTCAAGTTCAGGTCTTTCTTTGTGAAATAAAGCAAATGTTGCAGAATCAAACCAACAAAGTGCCTCTTGATTATTTAATACATTTACTTTTAATTCAGTACAATCATTCATTCTGTCTCTTAAATATTTTTTATATGAGAACAGAATGAACGCCTGCCAACTCAATGAAGCTTTTAATATCCAACCTCACGGTTGGGAAAAAAAGGAAAATCCACAAACCTACGATATACTTCCCTCTTACGGCGAAAATCCAAAACCTACACAACATATCCTCGGAATTGTGGGTGGAAATGAAGTACCTTATAAAAATCGTCAAAGTCAAGTCGAACTTGAATCAGATTTACGAGGAATCACCCGTCCCAATACATTTTGCCCTCAACGACAACACAAACCTCTTCCAGATACTGTTTCACAAATTATTCGCAATGTGCCAAAGGAGAAGGTTGTTATCAATGTTGGTACGAAACCTCTTGCACAGTCACAAATGTGGGCATATCCGGCTACAATCGCACCGGAACCATTTACAATTGAAACTTGCCAACAACCTTGGAAATATTAAATTATAGTCATGTCCATCATCAGAATGTGTTCCACACCCCGACAAACAAATTTAACCAGAAGTCGTTGGGATGACTTTCATCAAGCTGACGATATGCGCATCTCAACATATGCTGGACAATATGCCTTCACGCCTCTTCGTAACTGCCCTACCTCTTTCCCTGTTGCTCCTACCACGCGTATCCAAGAATCGGGTGCAGGTTGGGTAACTGGTAAATGGCGCACAGAAGTCGAATCAGATTTAAAAGGAGTTGGTCGTCCTCCGAGCAAATGGCGTGCTGATGAACTTTTATATGATCCTCGTACAAATGAAGTAAATCGTGCTGGTTATACAAATCCTGATGATGAAAATACAGTTCCACTCAACTTCAATCGTCTTCATAATCCTCCTTGTACTCTTCGTGCAACAGGATGGAATCGTTGGCAACCCCTCTTTCACGATCCACAGGCAAATTTTGAAACACCTTTCGATTTCTTCATTCCTGCACGCACAATGGATAAATATAAATGTGCTTCACATACAATTCCTAAAGAAACATATACTCAAAATCTAGTAAATCACCAACAAACCCAAAAAGGGATGTAAATATTTAAATTTTTATAAAATGTAAAATGAGTTATTTTAAAGACAACCCTTTTTACATATACAGGTTAGTATGGAGATTGCAGCATTAGCATTATTGGGTGCAGCAGGAGTCTTTCTTGCAAAACAAAGCTCCACATATACATATCCAACAAAATCACCTTCTGGAAATCCAGAAGCACGTAAAGCAATTTCTGTAAAAGAAGCTTTTTCAAATGCAACAAACCCTAAAACAAGTCTTCACGGAAATAATCCTGAATTAGATATTCGTTATAATGACTTAATGGGTCGTAAACCTTTTCCTTCACAACCAAATGTACAATCTGGTTATCTACCCGGCGGTTCTTTGTCAATACAACCTCCTGCACAACAAAAGGTTGGTGCTTGGACTCCCTCACCAACAAATATTTTAAGTGCCACTCCTGATGTTATGATGAATCCTGCAGGTATTGAAGAAAATCCTGATTATTTGGAAGGTATGAATGGTGGTTCATCCGTAATGAGTCAGTTATCAGGACAAAGTATGAAAACATCAGACTTTACACACAATAATATGCAACCCTTCTTTGGTGGTCGTGTAAAACAAAACATGAATCCTGATGCCTATTCAAATGTTCTTGGAAGTTACACAGGTGATAGTAAATACACGATTCGTAAACAAGAAGTTGAACAAATGTTTGATAATACCCAAATCCCCTTTGGCAATGTCTATGGGATGGAAAATAGTTCTGATTTTATCCAATCTCGTATCAATGACCCACGCAATCGTGCAGGTGAACGCCCTTTTGAACCTGTAAAAGTGGCTCCAGGTGTGGGTGAAGGATTCTCTAGTACAGGCAAAGGTGGTTTTCAACAAATTGAAGTGAATGAATTAATGATGAAAAATATGCGTAAAACTGACGATTTGCGTACTGCTGATAATCCAAAACTTACCTATAAAATGCCCGTTGTTCCTGGTCAACATATGATTGGAAAAGCAAGTGAAAGTGTTGGTGAAGTACGCAAATATCGTCCTGATACCTTTTACATTGATGAATCTGGTGAGCGTTTTGGTATTGCAGGTCAAGGAGAACATACAAAGGAAACATCTCGTCCAATCCAAATTATGCCCGAAACAACTCGTCCAGAAACTTCTGTTGAATACATGGGTCCTGGTTCATCCCAAGATTTCCAAATGAATTATGTAGTTGGTTCATACCGTAAACCTATCGCCCAACAATTTGGTGGCGCAGGGTATCGTAATGCTGATGGAAGTACTTACTTTGCTCAAGGTACAGAGGATGATTATGGCAAAGAAGGTTATGAAATTCGTCCTAACGAACGTTATTTTACAAGTGACCGTGTCATGGGATTGAACTTAAGTCCTGCTGAAGCTGGTGCAAATACAGCTCATTTCCAAGATGAATCTCGTCCAACTCGTCGTGCAGAAACTATTGGTAATATCCAACAAGCAGGTGTTCCAACAGGTTATGCTGGGGGTGCTCCTGCCATTACTGTTTGGGACCCTAATGATGTTGCTCGTACGACAGTCAAAGAAGGTACTATCTTTTTGGATCGTTTTGGTGTTGCTGCACCAGCAGATGCCCCAACCCGTTTGAAAGTCTATGACCCTGATGATATTGCTCGTCCAACACAAAAAGCACAGATCTCTGCAAAAAGCTCTTATATAGGTGGCCCTAAAGCAGCTCATGAACGCCAAATGTCTCATTCCTCAGCCTATAACATGCGTCTCAACCCCAATAAACAACAAATTGCCAAAGGCCGTAACTTGGCTGGTGGTAATATTCAATTATTTCAAGGTGATGAACCAAATGTATCGAGTCGTAAATTAGACACAGATGTTCTAAATGACCGTGTTCCTACAGCACTTCCTCGTGATTTAGGTCCTGGTGCAGCTGATATTGGTCGTGTGAAATATCGTGCTCCTCTCAAGTTGGATGTTGCAAATGAACGCAACCAACGCGAAATTATCGCCCAAACTGAAAATAATCCTCTAATGATTTCAATCCAGAAATCAGCAGAACATGATGCTCGTTTGGCAGAACAGTTAAAGGTGGCACGCCCAGGGTTATTTGCTTAATTAAAACTTCCCCTTTTACTGCCAGGAGGACTCCCATGCTTCTGTCTCCATATCCGTTGCGTTTTATAAATTAAATATAACTTGCGTTGTTTTCGCATACGAGCTTGAAACTGTTGTAAAAATTCTTGATGTTCAGGATTTTTTATTTCATTTATATGTTGTTCAAAGTGTTTGTATTGATTCCAAATAATTTCATCACGAATATCATCTAATTCGTTAAAACTACGACGAATTTTGAAGGAATCTAAAAAAATTACATAACGCGATTCAAGGTACAAAAGTTTGGTGGAGATATTCATCCATTCATCCTCTGTCAGTTGGCTTACTTGTTGTCCCATTACTTTATCTCCATCTAAAAAGTTTAGATGTGAAAGCAAAAGAGGAATGCCACAACCTGCTTGGTTAGTTTATGGCCCACCTGGATGCGGAAAGACCACATGGATTCTTGCACAAGTCCGTGCGGCTAAAAAAAAGTTATTTCACTGGAATGCAAGAACCGATCGCACGTTACGCGAAGGCCGTGAAAATCTCCACCAACAAGTCCGCAGTCAAGAACCGTTATATGTGTGGATTGAAGGTGCAGATGACTTAACTCCTGAAGCCCAAGCTTTTTTGCGACGCATTTTGGAAACGGTGAGCGAACAAGTCCAATGTATTTTGGAATGCCGTGATCCTCAACGCATCACCCCAGCTATTCAAAGTCGTTGCGAATGGAGACAATGTCCAATGAAAAAATCATATCGTAAAGATGCTCAAATAGCACAAGCACATTCCCTTTTACAAACAAATCTACCACCTGCAACAAACTGCAATGAATCATTCCAACGCGCAGAACAACCAATTGAACTTATTAAGAAATATCTTGTAAATGAAAATATGTGGGAAGATGCTCTTTTATCATTAAAAGATGTAGGTGGAGGTTCTTCAGCATGGGCTCACTTATATTCTTTGCGAGCTAAATCCAAATAATATGTTTTGATTGATTTAATAAATTGCCATGTAACCCATCTTTGTGAATGTAAAAGGAGGGTTATTGTATCAAATGGACCACCATAATACATCCCCTTTTGCTCCCCGTTATGATGTATCAAAAGTTTTCCATCCAATCCAAATTCCTCTATACATTCTAACATGTTTTTGAGAGCTTTCTGACTGCTTTCATAAGAAAATCCATTTAAAACAAGAATCCATCCTTCTGATGTGCTAAATACATCCATCTACTTGCGCGGTTGAACAGCCTCTAAACCATTCCAAGGAATCCTAGAAACAAAATGGACACACCTGAATTATCCGTGTACAGTGAAGCAAAAGCGGAATATACGCGCCAACTTAGCGTTTACTTAGTTCCCACTTTAGAAAGTTATTTCTTGGATTTATTACAAACTGCAAAAGAACAATCACCATCCCCACAAAAAGCGCTTTGGCAATTCCAAAACTTACTACAATCTATCCCGGATTGGAATCAAGATAAAGTTATTCGTGAAACTGAAAAAATTCAAACAGATTGCAAATGTGACTATTTGGAAGAATTATTAACAGCTGTTTTTATTGCTCACACTAAAGTTTTATCTGCAATTCGTTTAACAACAAAACAAAATAAACTTCAAATCACTATTCCAAAGTTAGATCACTTTTTACATCGTGTTTTATCTGAATGTGCACGCTCTTTATGGACAAATGCTTATTTATTTGCCGATACATCAAGTATTGAAAAACAAAAGAACCTTCGTCAAGTTGAGGTTCTAATAAAAGAATCTATTTTACAAGCAATTCGTGGTCTTCTTCCGGTCAAAAAGATTCTTCGTGAATATCTTCATAATGATGACGATGAAGAAACAAAACCTGTTGAAAAACAATTAGAGGATGAAGAATTGAAAGTTGAAGAAGAAGAAGAAAAACCCATTATTCAAGAAGAATTAAAAGTTGAAGAAGAAGAAGAAAAACCCATTATTCAAGAAGAATTAAAAGTTGAAGAAGAACAAAAACCTGTTGAAGAAGAAATCAAACATGTTGAAGAAGAACAAAAACCTGTTGAAGAAGAACTCAAACATGTTGAAGAAGAACAAAAATCTGTTGAAGAAGAACAAAAACCTGTTGAATCAGAATCATCGATGATTTATATTGATACAACTCCCTCTGTTACTTTTCAACAAGGTCATACATACTTCAGTTCTGATAACTTAGAAGGAAATCAAATCCAAGATTCTCCTTTTGCAGAAGCTGAATTAAAACCTGATGAAGATGATGATTGGGAAGATGAAGAACAAATTGAAATTTTAGATGAAGAACTTCCAATGGATGCGGATGAATTAATTATGTAACTGCGTTCGTGTGAAGCTTGCTTAAACATACTTGAGCCATAGAATGGACTATACCAACACAGATTTCTGGGTAGCTATAGGCGTTGGCGGTTCGGTTGTTGCTTCCCTTTCAGCAGGACAACAACTTTTTACAAAAGAAGCAGAACAAGAAGTTCGTTATCGTGCAGTATTCCGCGATTTCTGTTTTGGTGCATTTTTAACTGCAATTTTATACATGTTTCTCCCGGAATCTATTCAATCATGGATTTCGGTAGGACAAACTGCTGTTAAAGAAGTGTCAAAGGGTGTTTCCGGGCTTACTTCAGGAACATCGTCATTTGCTGACTATGAACTTCAAACAGGTCCTGCAAGATTTTAACAAAACAATGGATATATAGTTTCCCATTCACCCACCTTTGACACATCCATCTTGAATTGGTCAAAAAGGGCTTTCCCTAATTGTTCTTGTGGTTTTGCACCGTGCACATGAGCTCCGATATGGATATACAGGTCAAAATCTGGGAATCGTTCTTCATAATCTTCATTGTGTAATACATTACATCCTTTATCATCCATTGTCCATGACCACAATAAGTTATAAAGTTGTGATTCTGTTTCATGAATAATCCAATCATCTTCTTTGCTCAGTATTAAACCATCCAAAAGTTCAGCAGGTTTTGTTGGGAAAAGTCCTTCTAAAACACTAACTGCATAACGGCATAAGTCAAAGGAGGGATTAGGAAAGACTTTTGGGTTTGATTCACAATAGGTACGAATTGCTTCAAAGTTATATTGACCCTCTGCATCTCCTCCTTTTTCATAATCGTCACTGGCAAACCATTTATCTCCCACACGAAAGATAGCTCTTCCAAAATCAATGATGCGGAAAATTTTTCCAAATGTTGGAATACGCCAAAGTTGTCCTGCACGGTTTTTGTAAAAGAGGAATGGTTGGTCTGTTTCAATCCAAACAATATTGTTGGAATGCAAATCATTGTGTGTAAATCCTAATACTCCTTGTGCAACACAAAGCGCTGCAATAATTTGAAATGTCCACGCTGTCCAACGCTTTTCCCACTCAATATCATGCTCCTCCTCATCATCCTCTAACAATTCATCTAAAACACCTTTCATTTGTTCTTGAAAAATTAACATGACTGGATATTTTTCAAATTCAGCAAACATTTGAATTTCAGAATCTTCTTCAGAACCTTCCTCCTCTGAGGAAGAAGTTTCTTCTTCTTCTTCTTCTAATTCTGGCATTTCATCCAATGAATGTAAACTTTCTAATTCAACATTTCCTTGATGTACTTCAACTTCTTCAAAATCACCACTCAAAGTTATATGACTTTGGTCTGAAGAATCACTTTTTCTCGTTTTATGGGTTGAGTAAGAAAAGGATGAAGAATGAAGTGAAGTATTTGGAGTTTTAGTTATCCAATCAAACGCCTCCTTTTTATCTTCATCCTCATCTTCATCCTCATCTCCATCCTCATTTTCATCATATTCTAAATGAAGTTTGAAGAGACCTTTACGACGGTTATCCCAAAACTTTTTGTATTTACGATAACTTTCAAATTCATCAGTTATATTAAAACGATATTTTTCTGCTTGTCCTTGGAAACCACCATAAAATAAACAAAAGTGAGGACTAAGCCCTCTTTCTCGAATTTGACCTACCAAATAATTGGCTAATCCATCAACATAGGCTTGATTCATTGGATTTTGTATTTTTTGCGTTTGTCTGCGTTCCCCTTTTTCAGGATGTTCGTAAAAGTTTTGAATCGTGCGAATGGGGTCCAATAAATGTGTAACTTTACAAAAAGCTTTTCTTTTTTTCTTTCCAACTGTTTCCACAACACATTCTTTACTCCCTTCAAAGTCTTGCACACGAGCAAATAGTTCATCCGCTTGAAGTTGCCCTTCTCCTTCAGCTGAACCGATAAATTCTTTAATAATTGGTGTAAGAGAAGTTATATTTGAATAACCAGAAATTATTGGTGCTGAAGAATATTTTCGCCAAATTGGTAAACTTGTGGAAATCGGTTGGCACAAACAGGGGTCCATTCTAAATTGTCAAAATTGGTTTTAAGACCTGAAGAAAGCGCGTTGTTATAATTTTTTTTTCATTTTCCTTCAATACAGTAAAAGATGTCTTCTGATGCAACTTTAGAATTGAACTTGAAGAAATTTGATATGCGCATGATTCCTCAAGATGCCGTAGTTGTTTTTATTGGTCGCCGCCGCACCGGAAAATCAACACTTGTTCGTGACCTCCTTTTTCACCATCAAGATATGCCTTTAGGAACCGTGATTAGTGGTACCGAAGAATCCAATGACTTTTACAAAAAATTAATTCCACCTCTTTTCATTCACGGAGAATACTCACCGGTGATCATTGCCAACTTTTGCAAACGCCAAAAGATGATTAGTATAAAAGTTAAAAATGAAATTGAAGCATCAGGTCGTTCCAATACCGACCCCCGTAGTTTCTTGATTATGGATGATTGTTTGTATGATAATTCTTGGTTACACGATCGTAATATTCGTTACTTATTCTTAAATGGTCGTCACTTGAAGGTTTTCTTTTTAATTACGATGCAGTACCCATTAGGTATTCCACCTATGCTCCGAACCAATGTTGACTTTTGTTTTATTATGCGCGAACCCTATTTTTCAAATCGTCAACGAATCTTCGAAAATTTTGGTTCTGCTTTTCCAAGTTTTGAATTTTTCTGTCAAATCATGGATCAATGCACACAGAACTATGAATGCTTAGTAATGAATAATAATTCACAATCAAACAAATTGGAAGACAATGTTTTTTGGTACAAGGCACAAATGCATGGAGAATTCCGTATTGGTGCTCCGATCTTTTGGGAACATTCTGCACAAGCTATGCGTGATAAAGAATCAGGCGCTGGTGGATATGATCCAGCTGCTTTTTCAAAACGCAAAGGACCTCTTATTCAAGTTAAAAAGTTCTAAGTAGATGAATGTCTTTGATTCCAAACAAATGTATGATATTGCTTGTGCTCTTGGATTAATTCTTGTTCTTGGACTCTTATTACTTTTTCTTGGAAAACCTGTAAGTGAAGGATTTTCAAATGCCATGTTTTGCGATGTTGACCATCCGTGTCCCGGCCACTTGAAATGCATTAACGGTCAATGTGCCAAAACAGACCCGCGTCCGATCCGTGAAAAGGATCCTGTTTCCTTACTCCCACCAGGAAGTCCTGCACCTTATTTTTAACAATACAACGCAATAATTTATAAATAAAGTACCTCTTGTTCTCCGCTATAAAAATGTGTAACAGTTTATCAGAAATGGCTAAGTTTGTTTTGAAAACGATTACATGGTATGCACTTTTAGCGCTTTTTATTTGTATAGCAATACTTCCTTTTGTAAAATCCTCATACCCTGAGATTTTTCCCTCTATGGATGGATTTTTAAATCAAGATTTGAGTTGCATTGGAGTCACTTGCCCTGAAGGGCACTTCTGCCAAAATAAACAATGCATCCCTATTACACTCCGCTATCCTAACTCTGTCCCCATGGCGAATATGTAAAAGGATTTATACTTGACCTTTGGTTTATTTATGATATGATTTACTAAATCATTACATAAAAGTTATAAAGTTACTTATTTTTTCTCTTCGCGTTCCATTTTACGACGAATAGCTAAATCACCAGGTTCATTAAACATTGCATCATATGTACCACCTGCAGCATTACTTGAAGATGCAGTTTCAGTTTCATCTTCCACTTGACGAGTTTTGGCTTGACCAATACGTCTTTGTTTTTGATTGGTATAAAATTCATTACGAGAATCTTCATTTTCTTGATATTTCTTCATTAAGGTGTTGAGTTGTTCATTTGCGTATTCTTGACTGGATACACGACTAGGTTCAGGATCCCATGCCATCCATTTTCCGACAGCACCCATAAAAATATTAAAGTTAGGATCGGATTTTTGGAGTTTTTTGGCACGAGCTTGGGCTTCAGATTCTGTTGAATATACACCCCGGACTTTGATACCACGAATTGTGGTATGATAGTCATTTTTCTTGTGGAATTCTTCTTCCAAGGATTGTTGATTTTTAAACATAAATGCTTCATAATCATCTTGAATAGTGCCTGTTTTCATTTCTTTTGATGATTTACGAACAAATTCTTGGAATTCTTCTACAAAACTGTCAACACGCAACACATTGTCACGCACTTCTTTTGCAGCATCTTTTTGTTCAGCTTTTTCCAAACTACCGGCAATCGTTTCCAACTTCGTGTTCATCGATTGAACTTGTTCAGCCATCCAAGCTTCAAGTCTAGATGATTTCCATTGGAGTTCATAATTCCGGATAAATTCTGTAAAAAAGAACACATCTTTATTAGCCAAAATTTTTTCAGGAGATAAGAAACTCAAAAGAACAATTTTTTGGCTACCGATTTCTGGATCTTCTGTTAAAAAGTCTTCTTCATCTTCTACGGTTGGTTTTGTGGTTTTACTCATTTTGGAATCTATATTTGGTTTGGCTGTCACTTTAGGCCAAATCAATCCGGCCTGAAAAAAAATCTAGTAAGTGAATATAGAAAAGATGGACATCAATGATCTTTTGAACCGTGTAATCAAGTATGTAATTGAAGGTGTTGCTGTAGCTCTTGCTTTAGTCTTCATCCCCCGTAAATCCTTACCTATGGATGAAGTCATCACTGTGACCATCGCCGCCGCTGCCGTGTTCGCCGTATTGGATATCTTCAGTCCTTCTATGGGTGTAGTCTCTCGTCAAGGTGCCGGCTTCGGTATCGGAGCTAAGCTCGTTGGTTTTCCCTAGGCGACTTAAAGAACATGATATAAATATATTATAAATATTTTACAAAGTCTTATTTCATATCATAAAACAAATTGTTGATTTCTACTAAATCCATATTTTGTTCTTTCTTTATTCTTTCTTCATGCTTTTCAATCTCCTGTAAAAGGGTTGGTATTCTATCTTTCACTTTTGTTTTCACAAGTTTATTCTTAGCATCTTTGTAATGATTTGGATTAAATCGTATAAATATCCATTTACCACTAAAAGCCATGTATAAATCATCATAACGGATTTCCTCATCATCTTTATCATAACTTTTATGTTGATTTTCATCAACCTCAATTGCTAAAATAGTATTTCCAATCACTTTCCATAAATCTACTCTTCTTCGCACAGAACAATCACAACCGCCAAGAAACATTGCCTTATCGTGTTTATATTCATTATCTCGTTCTAAAACTGCAAACGCAACTTCTGTTTCAAGAGTTTTACCATAAATCTTTTTTGTCAAAGGATCTTCTGGAAATAAATATTGAAACACAAACAATTGATGAAATTGTATTATATATTAAAAATAATTTGTTAGAGAACCTACCGCTTTTCTATCAATCATCATATTCTGATGTAAATATTCATTCTTTTAATATTTATGAGTTCTTTTTTGGAAAATCAGAAGAAATTAAAAAAAAGTATTGAATGAATATGTTAAATTCATTCAAATAAATAAATAATTTTAATGACTTTGATTTTCCAAATAATGTTTACGACACATTGGTTCATACATATCGGCGCCACCCACACACACTTGTTGCCCATGCTTATCCCCTTTGACACACGCAGAGAAGATTGCAGGAGTACCATCACCACATCTTTTACACAAAGACGTAAGTTTTGTAATTTTGTCACAGTAAGGAATCAAATCCAAAACTTTTCCAAATGGTTTTCGATCTGAATCCCCATCAAGTCCAACAACAACCACATCCTTTTTTTCCTTATCAACTGCATTAATAACAAAGTCAAAGAGGTCTGGAAAGAACTGACCTTCTTCAATAATCACCAACTTGGAATCTTTATAATCCTTCATCTCTTTGACACCTTCTAGCGAGTTCACACCAATGGCTGACACACCATCTTTGTCATGAGTCATAATGGACGCACCAGACATATCGTAACGCGTATCAATCGCACAAGTCACTAGAAAGCAACTCCAACCCAAGGTGCGCGCACGACGCACACGAGATAGAATAGCAGACGATTTGCCTGCAAACATAGGACCTGTAATAATTTCCAAACTCATTCTGTTACTTCGTAGTTCTTGGTTTCTTAGGAATTCAAACGCAGGATTATAAAATCAATTTTTTATAAATACTCCCTTTTACATAACGTTTACGCAGTTGTTTCATACTGTACAAATAAACATCTTCAATAGTTTGACCAACTTTTTCCATCAAAGGAATTCCAAGTACTTTCTCATAACTTGCTAAAGTTGAATATTGAAGACAATATTCTTTTCCTTCTTTCATTATTCCAATTATAAAATTATTCCATGTCAAAGTAATTTGTGGTTCTTGTGTTAAAGGGTGAAGATTACTCACTTCAGCGAGTAGAATTAATTCTTCAAAAACTTTCTGGAGACAAGTCTCTGGAAACCAATCAAAAAAACGAAACTCGCATCCATGTTTGAAGTGTTTTTTGAAGTTAATATCTAAACCAACCTCCTCTAACGGAATATAGCCACTCGTTTTATGATATCGTGTATACCACCAAGTTGGTAAACCTGCTGCAGATAATTCTGTTAAAGGGATAGTATTTCGTTTTCCTTCACGCATTTGATTTGTATCAAAAGTTCCCAAGCCAATATAACGGCTCACTGCAGCTCGTTGAGATGCTTTAGAATATATATCACTCACTTTTGATAATGGGTCAGGTGTTCCATACATGGCTATAAAAAAAGGTTGCATCCATTGCACAACCCTTATAAATTTACGATGATCTTCACGAAACTTTTCTGGAAACAAAATTTCCCCTTTTACATCCAACATACTTGGTAAAGTAATATTTATATGATATGTTCCATTATTGAACATTGAAATGTTAGAGGGGTTTGAATAATACACTACAAATCCTGGATTCACTGGAGGCCACATACATTTCCCTTTTTCAAGATGCAAACGGTTTTCTTGTACATATGTATTCAGTTTATTCATAAATTTTGTTTTGTGTTCAATCAACTCCCCTATAACATCTTTCACTTTTGCTTTGTAAAACTTTTGTGTCATAAACTCAATTGAATCACCATCAAATGTAAAAGTTATTTCATGGTGTCCTCGAAAATATTCATAATCCCAAAGTTGGAGTCGTTCAAATAAAGTTAATCCATCAAATCTTGGATTAGGTTGTGGAATTTTCTCATAAGTCGTTTTATGCTGCCAATCACAATCCATTTTACACAACCCATGACTATTCAAAAAAAGAGGAACAGGGACAAATGGTCCAAGGACACTTTCACTTATATCAAATACTTTTCCAATTGCTGTCTCATAACCTGGTTTGTAACTGTCAAAGTAACGGACACTGTATCTCTCGGGTTTGTGTGAGGTAAGCACCAGAAAAGAAGCCACATACAACGGTTTTTCAAACTGGATATATGTTTCTTCTTCAATACCAATACCCCAATACTCCTCTTGCCGGCCGTAAGAGTATCGGTATTTTTCATGTTTCTCCATCCTTTGGTAAAGAGAGGATGATTTAGTTTAAGTTTGGGACGCTTGAAATTTTAAATGTTTTTTCGATTCCATGTGACGCTTTTTGTGGTAAGTTACATATTTTCCACCACAATCACATTGAATTTGCTCACAATCCTCATATTTATTTTTTTGTTTTTGTTGTTCAATAATTTTTTCCTTATTTTTTTCATAATAGTCCTTGTTTCTTACACGCACAGCATCGTAATTTTCTTCGTAGTATTTTTTGGTTTGTTTTTTTCTTTTTTCTTTGAATTCATCTGAATCTTTATTTTCTTTATAATATTGTTTTGAATATTCTTGAAGATATTCTTTATTTTCTCCTTTCCACTCTTTTGCTCTTTGTAATATATCTTCTTTATGTTCATCATAATATTTTTTACACATCTCCAATTCGTGTTCTTTATTTTTTTCGTAGAGTTCTTTACGATGTTTTTTGGAGTACTCGCAATTATATTCGCGATGTTTATCGTTGGTTTTTCGGTATTCTGCTATTTTTTTATTGATAGTTTCACGATTTTCTTCGCGGTATTCTTTTGTTTCCTCTTCAGTATTTAACGCAGCATTAATATTTAAGCAAAAGGGGTTTGTTCGCTCCTTTTTAATGTATTCATCTTCCTTTTCATATAACTCATCACGAAATGTATATAAAACTTCTTCAACACTTTGTAATCCAATATTATGCCATCCAACTTTTAAAAGATGTTTATAAAGTTTTCGTTCTGGAAATTTTTTAGCACATTGTTTATGTTCTGTTAGTCGTTTGCGAAGTGAATTTATGGTTGAACCAATATAAAAGTATCCATCTGAACAGTTAAGACGATAAACATAACCTTTTAACTGTGGTATATAGTTGGTTTCTTCAGTCATTTCTAATATTTAGTATTTTATTTTTTTAAACCAGAGTTCTCAATTTTTAGTTTTTTGTTATTATTTTACATTAAATACTGCGGATAAATTGCCATCCATGGTCAGCACAAATAAGTTGCCATATCTTATCTTGATTATACAACTTATCACGATTTTTCAATAAAGGAAAACAAGGTAAATACTCGTCTAATTCCAAAAGCTCACAGAACTTGTAAATGACATAATGATAGGATAAAAAGTTACTACGATTTTTTGGACAGTGTTTAATAAAAGAACTTTGAATTTCTTTGAACATAAATCGTAACTTTTCTTCCACTTCTCGTGACATAACAGGTGCAGTTTTACCATTAATACGATTTAATATATATGTGATATGCTCATAATAATGTTGATATTTTAGCTTCTTGAGAATTTCACGAATTTTAGCTGGTTTCAAGTTTTCTGTATTTGTTATTCTTTCTTTACGAAGTTCTTCTAAAATGGATTGGAAAACTTCATCCGGAATTTCAGTTGATTCTTTTGCTTGGAATTGTGCAAGAAGTTCATTGAAGTGATTGATACGCTTATATGCATAATAAGTTACTTCTCTTGGTGGATCTTTGTAAGAGGGTTTGTCTGAATCAATCAATACAAATTCTTGATGTCCGCAGTTCTCACAGTAAAAGAGGGCTTCATTTGCACTAAATGTCATCTCATTATCACATTTTACACAAATTCCATAAGGGTCATCAAAATTATTAATAACTGCTTTTGAATGTTGCGGGTCAACTTTTTCTAAATATTTTTCTAATAAATCATCTCGACCTTCATCTGCAGAAATATTTGATGGACGAGACACTATTTCATCTTCATATTCTTGAAAAGCTGCCAAAACACTTCCAGGTTTAATTTTACATGTCTTTCCTTTTACAGCACCACCTCCTTTTTGAATCTTTTCCTGTAAATCATAATACTTGTATAATATTTCACCAGTTTCAAAATAATAATTATAAATTGGTTTATTTTCATGTAAATCCTTTCTTTTTTGGTTATATTGATATAATAATTCTTCTTTTTGTGTTTTATGAATTATATCATTTGTTTCACGAATTTCTTTTTCAAGTCTTTGAATTTCCTTTTCAATATCTTTAAGATTTGCTTTTTCATTTTGGAGTTCTGTCATTTGAATTTGATGTAAATTATCGAGAGTTGTTTTTGTTTCACCTAAAGCTTTTTTTATTGATTTTGCATTATTAAAAAAAGGCCGCTCTGCCATCTATCCCCTTTGATTCTAAAAGTTTAAACCCTGAAATTCAATACTAAACAATCATTATTTAGTATTGAATTTACAATGCGTATTTATTTATGTAAATGTGAGTACGATATGCTTAATAAACAGCTCTCATAAATGTAAGATTTTAATTTATGCTTATATAATAAGCAAGGAAAACTGTTTAAAAATGAGTATTGAGGAATACATGCAAAGTATAAAGGACTCTCCGGCATAAAAGTTTCCGGTTTTCAAAATTTGGAAAATTCGAAAATTTCGTTTTTTTCCAAATTTTTTTTCTAAAGCAGGGGTATATAAAATGACAGGTGGTGGCCTTATGCAATTAGTAGCCTATGGTGCTCAAGATGTATATTTAACTGGTAACCCCCAAATTACCTTCTTCAAAGCTGTGTACCGTCGTCACACCAACTTTGCCATGGAATCCATTGAAAATCCTTTCAACGGTAACCCTCGTTTTGGCAACCAAGTGACATGTACCATCCAACGTAACGGTGATTTAATCCACCGTATGTACTTACAAGCCACTTTACCATCTGTCAAACTCCAAAGTTCTGATGGTTCTGGTGCTCAATTCCGTTGGCTCAACTGGGTCGGCCACAACTTGGTCGACTATGTTGAACTCCAAATCGGTGGTCAACGTATTGATAAACACTACGGTGACTGGCTCCACATCTGGAATGAACTCACCCAAGAACCCGGTAAACAAGCTGGTTATGCCAAGATGGTAGGTAATGTACCTCACTTAACCAACTTGATTGTACAAGGTGGTGAAGATTGCGACAATGACTGCACAGGCGGTGAACCAAACAGCTCTGCTGAACTCTTGAGTTGCACACCTGAATACACTCTCTATGTGCCTCTCCAATTCTGGTTCTGCCGCAATGCCGGTTTGGCCTTACCTTTGATCGCTCTCCAATACCATGAAGTGCGTATCAACTTACAATTCAACGACCTCCAAAACTTGATGTGGGACTATGCCCCTAACAACGCCAATGTGCATGTAATCCGTGACCGTGTGAACTCTGCCAACTTGGTAGCTGCTTCCCTCTATGTGGACTACATCTACTTGGATACGGATGAACGTCGTAAATTCGCCCAAGTCGCCCACGAATACTTGATTGAAACCCTCCAATTCACAGGCGGTGAATCCATCAACTCCAGTTCTAACAAAATCAAACTCAACTTCAACCACCCTTGTAAAGAACTCATCTGGGTTGTCCAACGCGACTCCTTCGTTTCTTGCGATGATGCAGTCATCAACCCTTGGAAAGGCCAACAACCTTTCAACTACTCTGACTGGTGGGATCGTTGCTGCTTGGAATCTGGTTACAGTGTAACCCGCGTTGAAGGTATGGCTGG